TTGCAGATGAAGATGGAGGGCTTGCCCCACTTCAGCCTTCGCTTACCCTTGTACTTGTCCTGCACCATAAACTCAAACTGTCCTCCCAGCCAATCTTTGTAACTGAAATACCCAGCCCTAAGGCCATTTACCATATCGTCGAAAATGGCATATTCGACTGACTCAGAAAAGTCAGCCATGTTCCACAGTCCACCACAGTAATAGTGTGTGCCTAGTGATCTAGCCCACACTGTCTTTCCCAACCTAGTCGCACCAAACAACACGAGTCCCTTTGGACGACCTGCTCTGTCAGTATATCATCTTCCCCAAATATAGATGTGAAATAAGCGACCTCGAGCCAGGAGGGGGGGTCCCCGAGGAGCGTCAGCGAGTACCGAGGCACGAGGTGGGGGTCCCGACGCAGCGACGGTCAAGACAACACGTACCAGGAGACCCACGTACATTATCATCCACCCAATCAAGCAACTCATCAGGTATTTCAAATTCCCCATCCGGTGTAGCGTAAGGGATCGATTCGGGCCGATACTTCCAATCAGCATAAGCCGTAAGCGAAGAGAAATTGCACGCTAGTTGTCGAGGAGCCAGACGCGCAGCAGAGTCGAAAAACTCCTCACGCGTCCTTGCAAGTATGATCTCATGCCACACGTCATTGGCGGGTCGCTCAACGCCATCGCTATCTCCGCCGGGTCTATCCCCCTTCTCACCGACAATATAATGCCCCTCTTTCGTACCAGCATGCTTTCCGACGTAATCCCAGCCTCGTTCAGGTCTCGTGCGACGGACGCGTATGTTAGGAACACGCGTTCCAACCGTAAACGTTCGTCGGGCGTCTCGATCAGTGTAAGGGTCGTCAAAGCACAACATAGCGTGGATATGAGGCTTTCCATCTTGATGAAGCTCTCTACCAACCCTATAGTTGCATCCAAGTCGTTCAAGGACTCCGATAAGGCTGTCCGTATCGAATCCATCGGGAATTGTGGGATATGTAAGCATGAAAAACTGTTCGGATTCGAGCTTGTACTTGGCAGGCATTGCTCCATATGATGTCGATTTTTCTGGCGAAATCTAATGTTATAGCCAGAAAAAAAAAACGCGACCCTTCCCTATAAATACCCGTGACCTCCCCCCAAGCAAAGGCAAAACATGTGTGCTGCCTGCCGCGGACTCCCCTCCGACCCCTGCAAAGTTCTTGGCCCCCCTAATGCCTTACCGAAGGCCCCGACTCGTCCGAAGGCGCGTCGTGTCCAAAAAGAAATATGGTGGAACACGCCGTCGCTACACCACCAAGAAACGGACCTATCGCAAAAAAGTCTCAATGGGAAAAAAGCGGATCCTTAATTTGACTAGTCGGAAGAAGCGCGACACTATGCTCACCGTTTCCAACACGAATTCTTCGGGTGCTTCCATCACTCCTGCTGTAGGGTCTGCCTACCTTGCTGGAAATGTTGGAGGACTCTTCTTTTGGTGTGCAACTGCGCGCGACCTTAGCCCGGGTAACCAGGGAGCTTCATCAACTATACCCTTAGAGGCCTCCCGTACAGCCACCTCTTGCTACATGCGCGGTCTGTCCGAGAAGATCCGCATCCAGACTTCCAGCGGTCTGCCTTGGTTCCACCGGCGCATTTGTTTTACCTACAAGGGTGACGATCCTGTCCGCACTACACAGACCGGTGACACTGGTGGCCCCCAATGGATGTCAGAAACTAGTCGTGGCGTCGGCCGCTTGTGGTTTAACGCCAACGTCAATGCGACCCCAAATTACGTAAATGCTCTCAACGGAGTGGTGTTCAAGGGTACCGAGGGCCAGGATTGGAACGATGTCCTCACCGCTCCCGTGGATAATCGCCGAGTTACTTTAAAGTTCGACAAGACCTGGACCATGCAAAGCGGAAACAACAATGGCATCGTACGAGAGCGCAAGCTATGGCATGGCATGAACAAGACATTAGTGTACGATGATGATGAGGGTGGTGCATTCGAGACGCAATCTAATTATTCTGTTGAGTCGAAAGTTGGTATGGGTGACTATTATGTCATGGATTTCTTCATTCCTGGTGCTGGTGCAACGAGTAGTGATCTCATGCGTATTGACAGTACTTCTACTCTGTACTGGCATGAAAGATAGAGCTGCGCACTTCGTAGAATAGACAGTTCTCTTCCATCCAATCCCACTCGATCTTGCTCTTGTTGTGATCATCTAACCCAATTTCGTCTCTAGGGTCCCTGTTGCAGATGAAGATGGAGGGCTTGCCCCACTTCAGCCTTCGCTTACCCTTGTACTTGTCCTGCACCATAAACTCAAACTGTCCTCCCAGCCAATCTTTGTAACTGAAATACCCAGCCCTAA